AGTTAATGGGATACGCTGCTGCTGCGGTAATAGTAGACATGGTCTTTCCTTTTCAAAAACAATTGAGTTGGTTTGCCGCCATGTCTGAGTCTCTTCTTAACGAATACGACCTTCGATTGTGGCGGCGTGGATATCTTTTTCCATACGCACCGCGTCATCGTTGTCGATCAAGCCCCGTCTCCATTCGCTGTAAAACTCTTCAATATCCCGAGGGGTATAGTTTCGTTTTTCAGCAGCCGAAGTTGGTGCAGGCGACGTACGCGAGCGGGTCGGTGCGACTTGACGCTGAAGTTCTCGGTTAACTTGTTGTTGCTGACTGGCCGGTAACGTGGCTCTGTACTGCTTAAAAATAGTTGCAGTCCGATTCGCGTCAAGCGATTCATAGGCATTATTCAAAGCGTACTGCCGTGGCATCCCGTAAACGGGGTCTACCTCGGCTAACCATGCAAGAAAACCTTGATCTACGTTCAAAGTTTCCCAATCTGGCATTTGTGCTGCTAACGCTGATTGGTAACGATCCTTATCGGATAGCCCTTGGCGTTCAGTCACATTTCCCAGTTTGCCGTTCAGTTCTGCGATCTTAGCTTCCAGCTCTGCTTCTCGACCTCGAAAATTCGAGATTTTTGATTCAGTGGCACGGTCAATAAGGTCCAACAGATCGGAACCAAATGCTTCTTTGTCTTGTTCAGTGATAAGAGTCTTTGCCGGAGCTACTTCCTGATGTTGTTGTACTTTAGCAACAGCCGCTTCAGTGACAAGCGTTTGAACCTGTTGGTTCAGCTCGCGCATCTGCGAATGTAAGCGTGGTACCTCAGCGTCGTACTTGCCTTTCAGCGCGAAGAATTTGGTTTGCCAAGTTTCTTCAGGTACGTCAGTTGGCGGTTTCGGGTCTGCCTCTTGCGAAATAGGTTGCTGCGATGGTTCGGGGTTAACGTCCGGGTTTGGGTCAGGTTCTGGTGCAGTATCCGCATTGGTTGCGGGTTGTCCGTTTAACTGAGCTACCAAAGCATCGACTTGGTCAACTTGTTCCTGAATTGCGCGGGGCAATGCCATATCTCTATCTCCTTCGCGCCGACTACGCTTTTAAAGCTCCGACTTTACGGTCAGCTTTTACTCGCCTACGGTCTGCTACTGTTAAGTTTAAATTTAGGGTCTACGCGCCGACTTTACGGTCTGCGTTCACCTTCGGATTTTTGCCAACAAAACTTCCGCCTTGTCAACATACTCAAGGAATTCCTTGAGCTCAATGGCCTTGCCCGTGAGCTTGACCATTAAATTTGGGTCTGTGACGTCGCAAAGTCTTTCAAGAGTCTCTTCGCGCCGTGCGGTTAAAAAATCAATTAATGGTTTAAATTCGGGTGAACGGAGCATTGAAAAACAACGCGCTGTCCGTTCATCGATTTGTACCATAAATTACTTGCAGAGTCCGTCAGTTTTAGCAGATTCTTGAGCATATTCGCCGCTGCGCTTCAAACTAGCAAAAATATTGCCGTTATCACCGCCAACGCCGGTTGCTCCACCTTTGGACATGCCATCGGTTTTAGCAGATTCTTGTTTGTACTCGGCTGAGCGAGACTCTGTTGGGTTAATTGCTTGCATATTAATGCTCCTTTAAATGAAATGATATACGGGAATTTAGTGTTGTCAACTACCAACACCAGCCATAGGCGCAAAATTGTTTGTCACCGGGGTTCCATTTTGCAATGTTGCACCGGGACTCGCGTTAGGTGGGGTGCCACCTGCTTGTGCTTGACCGCCTTGTTGCTCAAGCGCTTGCTGCTGCATGGCGGCTGCTTGGGCCTGCTGGGCCGCATTTGCCATACGTTGTTTAATGATCTCAACTGGCGGAACAATACTGTCCGGGTTGAGGTCCAATGTTTTAGCTGATTGACGCAACAACTCGGCAATGCCTTCAACGCCAATAATTTGCTGGGCAACAGGACTAGTCAAAGCAATTTGCAAGAACTGATTCTGACGCACTTGAGCTTGTTCTTTAACAATCAAGGACGTAGCGCCGCGAGCAATAATATTCACATCGCCTTTCAGGTCAGGGTCTGTTCCATACCGCATGTTGTAAAAATACAACCGAGAAATGACAGGCTGAATTACGCTAGTGTCAATATTAGCCACTACTTGTTTAATTGCCTTACCAGCATTGCTCATTAGCATACTCATACCAGACGCTGTACGACCTGCACCACCCGATGGGCTGTCGCCAGTCATATACCGTGGGATGCCCGTATATTCATCGGCCAGCACACTGAACTTCTCAAATACCGCCATAAGCTCACTGGCCATCGAATTAGGCTGATAAAACTGCATCGGAGGGGCAGAGCCTGCCAATGGGTCAGAAGTGACCTGCCAGACCTTCCAAGGATACATTTGCGTAATGTTTTCGCCTTGCGGCAAACGGTCAATGTTGTACACAACCTGCGGACCGGATGCAATAGACATATTGTTCACCATGGCACGAGCCGTGGCGTTGCAAACATCCTGTGCATCGCGGCACAAATCAGCTACAGAGTTGCCCCAGTACGCGCCGGGAACTTCTTCGTAAGACGCTTTAAAATACGGTTTACGCCCCATGGGGTCTGGATTTACAACCGCTTTAATCACCCAGTGGCCAACGACCCATGCTTCAATGGGGTAATCCATTAACGGATCAGGCACTTCTTCGGCTGACATACCCCAGTCTAGCAACAACTGGCCTTGCACGCTGCCCCAAAACTGGAGCGCATCAATCAGCGCCGATGGGTTCTGCTGTACGCCCATGGTGGATTTGCCTTCAGCCGCAGCCTTGTTCATATCCACATAAATCCAGTCACGCAACCCGCCTTTACCGTACTCATCAAGTACTGCACGAATTGCGCCTTCGCTATAACCTTCAACACCAATCAACGCTTGCAAGTCGCTACGAGCAAGTTTATGGCGCTCAATTAAATCACCGTCATTAACATCTGATGCATCAGCCGACGGGTAGATATTGAATGGGTCAACACGCTCCCACTCCATGACCAATTCATCTTGAACATCTAAAACATACTCACCGTTCTGCCCGGCTATCCATTTAAGTTTCGGACGTTTACGAACCACTGGTCCTTTGATAAACGCTGACGGGAACGTTGTAACGTCGTCAAGAAATTCAGAAAACGCTTTCGACCAATTGCCTTCTGCAAGCTGGTCTTCCATCTTTACTTCCATGCGCTCTGCCGTGCGTTTGGCCATGTCTTTTAAATGAGACAACGACATGTCTTTCATCTCAAGCAAACGCTCACGCACCTGCTGATCTGTCGGCGGAGCACCAGCCATATACAACTGCTGCACTTCCATCTGAGCTTGCGCCATGATCGACTGCACTTCATTTGGCGGCAAGTCAGGTAGCGGCGTGGGTTTAATAGTCCAAGGTTTATCGTCTGAGGCCGTAACAAGGGTATCGCGCAACCAGCTAGAGGCCGCACGGCACTTGTTCGACGTAATCATCATGTAAATGGTTGAGCTACCTTGCTCACGCAACTGCGCTAGTTTGTCAGGGTCATACTCTCCACGACGTGCGCGAACAGACTTGAGCATCTTAATTTCAGATGTCATCTGTTTAGCCATCATCGATGACATCCATTTTTTGCGGATATACCCCGCAAGAGCCTGCACTACAGGCTGGGAATTGGCTTGCTGTGCGGCAGCACGTTCATCCTGCTGCATCGCTTTAAGGGACTTAATGGTGACTAAGCCCCCCGCTGAGACTGTGCCCGGCGCGGCAGAATTGGTCATATTCAAGCCAAGTTGCATATCATTACCTTACCAACATATGGGGGACGTGTCAAATATACACGTAATTTGATCTTTGTACTTCAACAGCTTTGCGCTGCCAAGCATCCCCGGTTACGTTTCCATCCGCATGTAAACATGCATACTGATGCGCATCAGCAATGTGGGAATGCGAGTTTTTTTCCGGTTTATCGTCAGATTCACCGTTCTGTTTGATTTTATACCTATATCCGCCTCGAAGGGAAGCAATTAAATGCGTACACCCCGGATCAATTAAATGCCCCGGTTTGCCATCTACCGTACGAGTGAGCATCTTATCGACTGCGTTAATACGTGCCACGATACTGTTTGACTTGGCAGAAATCACCCGAAAACCCTCAGCTTTCAAGATATCAAACACGCTGCGCTCGTCGGTCTGCGCCCGCTGACTACCCGCTGGATCGCCAATAATCAGCACATTCATACCCGGAAATTTGTTCGCCAGCAACGGTTTAAGTTTTTCTCGGCAAAACCGCAATGTTCCCATCCCGTCAGAAACAAGATCAGCAAACGTCAACAATCGCCCTTGGGCATCTACCTGACTTATCGTACACGCTGGCGTCAACCCAAAGTCCATTCCAATCATCAGCGGGTGTGTCTGAAGTTTGATGTACTGCAACGGCTGCTTAGAAATATGTATTTCCCGGTTAAACGCCCGAAATACCGGCTGGCCAGACAACGATTTACCAAACGAGCCGTGTACATATACGTCAATCCAGTCTTCCGACTTGCCTTCACACAGGTTTTCGTAGTACCCATCTGGCAAATACTGCACCCAATCTGCTTCCTGTGACAGCCCACTTGGTTGTATAGTAACGTGCATGTTCTGAGGCGGCTCAGTTAACAGCTTTTCCCAGAAGGTGTCCATATCGGGAGGGTTAGTTGCGCCCCAAACTTTATGAATCTGCTTGCCTTCATCGTCGCAAGCACCTACACCGTTCATCGTTTTATCAGGGTATCGCCCCAAACGACCGGTAAGAGCGTTGTAAATATCCGGGTTAATCTCCCGAAATTCATCCATAACGCCAAAAGTAAGTTGCAAAGACAATAAACGCCTTACATCATTGGCGTCGTCTAAACCTCGAAACAAAATTTCACACTCAACATCATCATATTTCAAGATGAATTTGCTGTTTGTTTTTTCCAGTATTCCAGCTTCTCCGTCTGGATACCACTTTAAAAAGTCAGGTATGGTCGTATCCCACAACATCTGCCGCGTGTTACGAATAACTGCTACACGGCTACGCCTTATACCATCTGGACTCGCCTTGATACGTGCGGCTTCGTAGCCAATCTTAATCAAACTCGCTGTTGTTTTCGTTGAGCCCACTGGGCCCACAACAAAGTCAGCAAATTTATCTGAAGTTAAAAATGGAACAATTGAAACTGGCGGCGTATAGACTAAATTAGCCATCGATAGTGATCGGGCTTGGCCCGGCCTGCGGTATGTTTATAGTGATACTAAATTTCGGTGCTGCGTTCTGGTCTGCGGACGAAAGTTTTTTATCTGGCTTAAGCCCCGCTACATCCACCAAACTCTGGAATACCGAGAGCTTTTGCAAAATCGTACTGTCGGCGCTGATTGTCTGTTTAAACATTTGACTCATCATCTCTTCAGCCATCAAGCCAGCTTTGAGCCTGAACGTGACGCCACTGCGATCAAACTCAGCTCGTTGAACTTGTACCGCTGTAATAAACGGTGCCCACTGCGCGAGCCTCTCCCATTTATCCCCCTCAAACCCAAATCGTTGCGCAATAACAACAGGGTCTTCTAGCCCAGCTGCACATTCCCACACTAATTGCGGCGGTATATCCAACGTTACATGCGCATCCAATGCTGTCGGAGACAGGGCAAACTCACCACGATTGTCGTGAATTAGGTCTTCGTTCATGTAGGTTTTTTAATGTATTCAGTCAATGCTTGCCTGATTAACTCAGACATGGTTACTCCTGTGGACTCCGCCCGAAGGCGGAATAATTCCACAAGCTGCTCCGGTAAAAAGAAATTGTGCCGCTTCACTTTTTGCCGCGACCTTCGCTCTTAGCGTAGGCAGACGGACTCATTTTTCCTGCTTTGATCTTAGCAGCCACGGCAGCTTTTCCTTTGGTGGATTCGCCTTCAGATTTTTCCCCAGCAACAAACTGCTTTGGTGTAATTTTACCGGATTTAACAGCTTTAGCTTCAGCGGTCTCCTCCTTTTTGGATTCTTTACCTTTGAACAAAGATGACATTTTGGTAGCCATACGAACTCCTTAGTTAATGGTGTGTATATGTTACTGGAAATTTTTGAAGTGTCAACTGCGTGGGATGGGTTAGGTGTGGCGAATGTGTGTATGTTGCTAAAAATAGGACTTGTGCTGTGAGCGATACGTAAACAGGCGGCCCCCCTCTCAATCCGATTGGCCCTCCCCCCTC